CCGATTATCACTGTTCTTAGGGCAACCTTCGGGTACTTAGGTTCTGTGCAGGCTGGATGGCGTATGTGAAAGAGTGCAGAATACATTGGCGGAGGACGGAAGACCGTACCTGGGAGTTAACTCTGGAGTTATCTTGCCTTGGCGATGGGTTGGGACTGAACGACATCTTGTCGTACATTCCCTACCCGGGCCCATGGAGCTTGATTTCTCAAAAGTCGACTGTCCAGGGGGAAATTCGCCTCCACCGGATTCGATGCAAGCAATCACTAGCCTTTTCAGGCGTCAGCACAATAGTCTCCTCGGAGACGAACAGTGGCGGGACACACGTATGGCCGTGTCCGCCGCGAGGCTTGAAGCGCGCGGAATGGTAAGACCGTCCGCTTCCCTTGGGGATTCTCTCACCGCAAGGAAAACTTCTTCTGGATCTTTAACACCGGACATGTTCCTGTTTAAGGAGGCACTTTCTTTTTCATCGATAGTGCACCTCTCAGAGAACTGGTCCAAAATTATCCAGAAATCCACACTACCCTCCTGCTACCTAAAGCATTGGGAAAGTCAGTGGGACCGGTCATTCAAGCGTGCGCACCAAATAGTCTTGACTCTCGCCTCCCAGGCGTTTGTCTATGGCTATAAGTGTGTGGGCATGAACTGGTCGGAGCAGCTTCTTCGTTGGGCTTGCCTTGACATGCTAGGACTCGCTGTCAAGCAACTGAAGCTGCAAACGGTCGTCTTGTCTGCTATAGGCAGATTGCAGAGTTACGACTCTAGTGATCTGGTGGACAAGCCAGGCATGCTCCTCTCCCCCGCATATTGTCGTTGGCTGATAGGGCGTCTCCGGAAATCTTTCCGAAGCACGACGTCTCTAGCTATCGCTGAGGATATGTTGTTGGGGGTGAAGAGAGGATTCGTTTCGGCCAAGGATGAACAGGTCGATCAGTCTGTTGTAGGTCTACTTCAAGACCTGAGCAGGCGTAAAGAAACGAATCCGCTGATTCTGGATCAGATTCAGCGAACTTGCCTGGAGCTGACGGGGGGACAGTACCTTCAGCTCGATCGTCGGGCGAACTTCCGGCTTTCTAGGCGGGCCGGGGTAGAGGCGCCAATAGCCCTTGGAGGCATTGAAGGAGACTTGTTACGCCGTGAAGTTGGTCGATTGCCGATTATACCTCGTGATCTAATCATGATGTATGAACGACGTGTTGGTCAGGTTCGCGAAGTGCGAGGCTTTCATGTTTTCTCGTGGGGGATTTTGATGCGTTATGCCTCGGAGTGGAAGTTGTCGGATAGGTTAGCGGAGACCGAGATCCAGGTCATCCGCGAGCCTTTGAAGTTGCGGCCTATAACAAAGGGTACGCCTACGCTTTATGGGATACTCAAGCCTTACCAGGTTATGGAATGGGACCTCCTCCAAAGAGAGGAGTGTTTCACGTTAACCGGGAAGGAGAGTACCTCGGGCGCATGGGCTGAACCCTTGTCTCGCTCACTCCCAGGAGATATGCCTCTTCTCCGTCTTGCTAATGGTCAATGGGCCAAGCAACCGACGGCTAATAGTTGGTTTATCTCGGGTGACTTCAAGCAGTCCACTAATGATGTTCATATGGACTGCACGACAATTGCCACAAGAACACTGTGGGATCCTAGCGATTGGCTTCTGATTCAAAAAGGATTAGGGGCCCAGCGAGTCCGTCCTGCAGGTTGTCCTTCCCGGTGGCCGGAAGGTGCACAGGAGATCATTCAGAGTCACGGTCAACTCATGGGTTCACCTCTTTCATTTCCAATACTTTGCATAATTAACGCATCCATAGGTCGTTTCGCTTTTGAGTTAGCGTACAATCGTAAGTTTAAACTTAACGAGTGTCCGATGCTCATAAATGGCGATGACTTTGTGGCTCGCGGTGATATAGGCTTGTATAGGTGGTGGAATTGGTTGATCTCTGAGGTTGGCTGGCAAGAGAGTTTGGGAAAATCCTTTTTCTCGCGTGAATTTGCGCAAATGAACTCTCAGACTCGTCGTCCGACGTGGGTTCCAGACTGCTATGGGCTTCCTCACTGCTTCTTTGGGGACAGTTTACCGTATTTAAATTATGGTTATCTGTTTTCGATGAAGAAGTGTTTGGAAGAGCAGAATGAGCCCGGCGTTCTCGATGCTGCGACCCGCTTGCGGGAACAGTGGTCGAGCTTGAGTCGACTCCCTAAGCCTTGGATCCGAAGAGCGAAAGTGGTTTATTTACAACAACTTGAGATCTTAGGTCATGAGCTGAAGGATGTGGCACAATTACCTGACGATCTGTCTGTTTGGAACAGTACAGAGTACGGCGGTTTTGGCCTTGTCCCGGGAGTCGGGGACGCGATGGTGGGCGCAAATTTCCTTAATTGGCGAGTTAAGAGTCAGAAGCCTGACCTTTATTCTTCCATAGGGGAATTCGGTGAAGATGGAGGCGTTGATGAGATCCCGGATGAGAAGGACCCAACGTCCTCCTTGATACTGGAGCAAAAGAAATTGCGAAGAAGGTATCAGGAGGATAGACAAGCCGTTGCTGAAGGTCTAGCAAGCAAGGGTCATGTCTATAAACGTTGGGAGAAGCTCTTCCCTAGACTCAATAAGCGCTATCGTTGTCTTTACGAGCGCCGTGTCAGTTCTCCTACTGACCCGCTGGCCTTTGTTCCGGTCAGCAAGACATATTCCCTGGATTGAGAGATTACAGGGGGCACTCTCTTCACCTGTCTGTACCACTGGTGAGACTGCATTGGTCCTATTGTTGCGGGAGTCCGAAGGGCTCTTAACAATAGTTTTACCGCTCTACAGGCGGGATAGACCTGCGTCTCTACAGTGACGGATTGGTGGGGATTCTTGGTGTGCTTGGC